CTAAAGACTACGTTTGAGACACGACTGAAATCTCACGATGGCATCTTCGGATTCCGTCACTTCTTCAGACACCACTAAGTACCTCCTGCCTGTTGCTGCGGGTTGTTTACTGGTCGGTGCCGGTATCTATGCTTACGGGAGGTTTGCATTGTCCAAGTTCTTGCATCGCGAGCCAGCTCATGTGGCTCTGCGTTATGCGTTCAAAGACATGCAGATCCAAGCGGACGTCGAAGGTCAGCAGGAGTTCAGCCCTGACCAGACCCATACGCACCCCGTCCATGCTAAGTACCGTTCCCTCGCGAGCGCTTTTGCAGTGCGCTTGGCCACTACCTCTGGGCTGCTTCCGCAGTTCTATCAGTGCTCCAAGAGAGATCTTGAGCACGGGTATGCTGGTACGCGTGAGTACTACGACTTTAAGGATGTGGTTGTCCCTCCCCTGTGGCCTAGCGGAGACGCTGGGTTGCATGTCATGGTTGATGTGGACTACTACCCCGAATCGCCGTTTGTTTACTCTGATGGGAAGCCCATACTCATGTACACCATTCTGCCTTCACAGGTGGGCCGTAGCGATAACGAGGTGACTGCCTCGTTCGACAAGGATGGTGTTTACCACATGAATGTTTCAGGGGGTGCTCGATACAAGCACCACCTCTGGAATCACACATCCGACGATGTCTTTGTCGTCGACCAAGGCTATTTTGGTTTGCTGGGTCCAATCACCGTGTACCAGCAAGATGTCAAACACGTGTTTGACGACCGGGCTGTCGTTCTATACACGCCACTCGCGCATTATACCGGCTTTGCCGCACTGGTTGCACGCGGCGCGAGGGCTTTGGGTCTTCTTCGAGGGGCTACTTTGGAGCGCTTAAAACCGAACGTCTGTGAAGGCTTCGTGTGTCTGCGCACAATGACCTCAGAAGGCACCACAGTGTCAATTGGGCGCGTTGATAGCCCCTACGCGCTCACACTCCCCGAGACTGATTTTGAAGCTGCTCGCTGTCATTATCTCTCGTGTTCAAGCTCCTATGGTCAGGCACACGCTACTGTGGCATTGGAGTTGGAGAAGCGCATTGTGCAATTGCGCGGAAAGGCAGGGCTGTTGGCTGAGTTCTTTAAAGCCAACCCAGGGCCCTCGCCAATTTTGTCCATTGGAACTGCCATTATTGGGGAAAGGAGGTACACGTTCAACCTAGATGGTGCTGCCGAAGCACCGCTGGCTGTGCCTTTTATGTTACCCTTTGTGGTGGGCGGTGCTTACGTCCCACTAGGCGGTTTACCAGCTGAGATCCAAGCAGCAGAAGGTCGCGTCAAGAAGTTCACTGGCAACAGGGTGGACGAGATGCCAATCAAATACCTGTCCTTCGCGGTTGAGTTTTGCAAACACGTGTTTCCAGTCGCACATGTACTCGACCCCTGCTCTATTGAGGAGGTTCTCCGGCGCCAGCCTGCGCCCAGCCAGCAGAATCGAAATGCGGCTGCGATCACCGGGAAACCTGACCCGTTCAAGTTGCAAGTGTTCAATAAGCGCGAGACTTACGGGAAACCAACAGATACAAGGATCATCAGTCCTGCACCAGCTCTCATGATGATGGAGTGGAGCCAGTATACCTATCCGCTCGCCGATCATTTTGCACAGTTCACTGACTGTGGCCTTCCTGGCATTGCTGGTGGCAGAAGTTGTCCCTGGTACGCGTTCGGCATGAAACCAGCCGATGTGCATGAGGCGGTGTCAGCCGTAGCACAGAGCGCTAAAGTAGGCATTTTGGACACGGACGCGAATCGCTTCGATGGTAACGTCAAGCGAGCATTGCGTGAGTTCGATCAGATGCTTCTAGCGCGCGCGTACGCTAAGCGCCACCACGGCCCGCTGTTCAAAGCGCGCCGTAAGACTTTCGGTTATATAGCCCAGACCCCGGGCGGTTATGAGTACTGGACAGACGAAACACAGTTGTCCGGGTTCCCAGACACTGCAGCTTTGAACTCAGCTCGCAGTGCTTTCTTCTCGTACGCCGCTTTGCGCCTTCAGGGGTTGTCTCCAGCGCAAGCTTGGGCAGGGCTTGGTCTTTATGGTGGGGACGATGGTTTCACGGCAGACCTAGATGCCGAAATCTTCCAACAGGTAGCCCGTGACTTCGGGATGAGCATGGAATGTGTGCTCGTCCGTCGAGGGGAGATGGGTGTGAATTTCCTGGGCAGGTGCTATGGCCCGGATGTGTTCACTGGTGACACCAACAGCATGATCGATTTCGGTCGCATGATTGTTAAGATTCACCTTACCGTTGACCCGGATGCTGCGCACCCTGCAAGGGCTTGGCGCAAGCTCTCTGAGAAGCTGACCAGTTTAGCATGCACAGATGTCCATACTCCTGTTGTGCGTGAGTTGCTGCTGGCAGCCGAGAGAAC